AACCACCAATACAAATATTATCACTGTTATAATTCCTATAACTAGGATTAGATTATCAAACCAGTCCATCAGTCGCCATAAGAGTAGGAACCACCCTTGGTCTGGTTTTGCTGCATCATGTCAGTCGAGGTGTTGAGCATATCAAATAGCTGCCGGTGCTGGTCCATGATCTCCTTGTCTTTTTTATTTCCCTGTCTTAAATCTTTCTTGATTTGTTTTACATCTTGCATGAGGTTCTCCAGATCTATTTTCATTTTGACCTGATTCTCGATTACTGATTTTTTATTCTCTTCCTCGAAGCTTTTGTACATCTGGTCGACCCGAGAATCCAATTTCGAGACGTACCATATGACTGCCACTCCCTGAACGAGGACAAATGCCACAATAGCGAAGGATAATTTTAATCCTCCCATAAAAACTCCTGCTTCACGATGATCTGCATTGAATCCTTTGTCTGGTCCTTGCTGTCATTGGCCTTGTCCACCTCATCCTGACCATAGGTTGTTGTTACACTCGTTTTATGGGGTTTCATAGACATACCTTCATACATACTGCACCCCATAATATTGAGGGCAGAAATAATGGCTAGACTGAACANTANGCCNNTAGGCGTANAGGACAGTAACTGAGGTAACATTACTAAGTGTAGCAAAGCAGTCCGTTGGAAACCTTAATCCCATATCAGCAAAATCCACACTTATAGTTGCCGTAGCTGATGCAGGGGTAGCCACCTCTACTAAAGATGTTCCACTCGTTCCATCATCCTTGAGTATAATAGAACCCGCAGTTCCTCCACATACAGCCTGAATTGATGCCACTCGCGCGGGCGCGGCATATATCCTTTCAGGACTATTGCCCGTTGCTGTTTGGGTAACTTTAGTTGTTACAGCGCCACTCGATGTCAGTGTTTTACTTTTTGTTCCGTACATATTTTCTCCTATAAAACGAGTGGGGCATTACACCCCACTCAGATTAAATTAGCTTAAGTTATTATTTTGCATGTATAGAACAGTTGCTGTTGCAGCTCCAGTAGAGCCATCTTCAGTTCCTGCTACAAAATCTGCAAATACTTCCATATCAGTAGTTCCAACATCAGTTGCTTCAGTATCTAAAGTACCGTGTGTAGTTGCCAATGTTTTAACATTTACTAAACTAATGAATGCATTATCATCTGTACTATCACCAATAGATACGGTTGCTGTTCCACTATCATTATTCACAGTTGTAACGTTTAAAATTACATCTACAATTTGTGAATTTGCTGGAACAATTGCTACACGTTGATTTAACGCATCCGCTCCAATGATGTCTAAAACAACAGATTGTGCCATTACAACTTGACCAATATTAGTAACATCAGTTCCTATTGTTGTTCCAGTTGTATTATAAATAGTACCCGCTTTAATCGGGCCTGAAAAAGTTGTTGTGCCCATTGTAAACCTCCTTGGTTATATAGACCTTCGCTATGCAGTCTCTATACTGTCTCCTAGCGCGTCTGCATAACTAAATTAAAATACTAGGTAATTGCATTGTAAAACAAAAAAGGCGGTCTTGCAACCGCCTTTTTGCTTGGGAGGATCCAGTTAAATTATGAACCTTGTGATCCGTACACCGCTCTAGGATCAGACCATCCAAAGCTGTATCTCTCACGTGCTTTGTATCTCATATTTCCTGTATCGAAATCGCCTTCCATGCCAGTGGCAAGGGCAGCTCTTACGAAGTGTTTGAATCCATTAGGACAATCGGTTTTGAGGAACCATGCATCAGTGTCAACCAAATAGTGATTAACAGTATAGCCACCAGGCAACATGCCCATATTTTTGATTGCATTAATATCGTTATCCGCAGTTCCGACTCTAAGAGTGGAATTTAGAAGACGATCGGCCACAAATTGCGTGTTGACAGGAATAATCATTTTTCTTGCCTTCATTGCAACTTTTAAGCCTCGTTCATCAATAAACGCAGCAATGTCAATCATTGCCTGTTCTAATGAGGTTTCGTTAAGGTCGGCATCAGTTGAAGCTCTGTTTGACCAGTTGCCTCCCAATGCTGTTGGGTGAGTAGCATTTACAAGTGAAACACCATCTCCTCCAGCAGTTGAAAACGCATTGTTCAAAATATTTGCGCCCTTAACTTGTTTAGTATATGCCATTGACCTAGCCAATGACTTTGTATATCGAGCTGATAAAGTGTCGTATAAGTTATCTTCAACGGCTTCCTCAGTTAAACTAAATGCTAATGCAATAGTTTCGTGAGTATATCTTGCGGTGAAAGATTCTTGTGCAGTGTCAAAACCGACAGCGGCACCTTCTGCTTTCACGGCAGCTTGGCCGAATCCAACTAACATTACTTCTTCTTCAAAAGCTCTGTCGCTTGATTCTTGTTCAAAGATCTCAGCTGCTTCGTTTTCGTAACGAGCATATTCCATGCCGAACAGTGCGTTCAGACCAGGTTCGAGTTCTTTGGCAAGTTGAGCTCTATTAATAGCCATATGTCAAATCTCCTTATCCTAGCCTACACTAAGTACGGTAGGTATAGCTTGTACGTTCAACCTAACNATCGCTAATCGACCNGCAACGGTAGCATCCGANTTGCCTGGAGAATCCTCGAAACCGAGTATTCTCAAGTTAAGTGTAGCAGTCACATCCGCAGTAGTAACCGCAAGTTCTCCATAAGAAACACCAGTAGTGGTACTTCCTGTAATTGAAGTTGCGAAGTTAGCGTTTGCGAAAACAAGACCATCAGCGGCAGCAGCATCGCAGTTAATTAAATACAATGCGTAGGGGTCGTCAACAATGGACGCTTTACAAGCTGTGCTTGATTTCAAGCTAGCAGTTCCTGGATAGTAGTTAGACCATACAGGTTTGCCAGTGAGATCAGTATATTCACATCCTACAAAGACACCAAGGTTGGCAACAGTACCACCAGCGGCAGCCCCAGCATAACTAATCACTCCCGTTGCTAACGGAATAACTGGTTGACCATAGTAAATAGCGTTAGCTACTCCTGCGATCGCAGCAGTTTGAATAGATACGAGCCTACACCCTGGTTGTTATAGTTGCCCCCGACTTGTCGGTATGGGCGTAGCCCAAAAGCAGCATCTATATTTGCCATGATATGTCTCCTTTTACTTAGACATTACGAAGAAGACATACAACCTTACTCATTAAGATTTTTTGCCTCCTCCAAACGTTACTCTACTTTGCCTTTCCTTGTGGATTGGCATTGAGGGGTGCTCATCCTTGTGCAAATCATGATCAATAGATGTCATCTGATCGCTGCTTTGGCGCTGGAAGTAAGCGTCTCTGTCTTCCTTAACCTCGATTGGACATCGCATTAATAATAATCCTCCAAATCCTATTACACCATCATATTGGCCGCCACTAATGACAGCTAAATCGGGCCTGTCTGAGTATTCATCGGCACGTACGAATTCATATCCAGAGCGCAGTCTTGAAATGACATTTTTGTCGTCATTTTGACCACGAAATTCAGACCTTACCCACCTATGATGAAAACCATCTTTCGGGGGAGGTGCCTCTAAGCTAGAGGGAGGAACCCATCCTCTTTCACGAGCAACCTTCTCGCGGGTTTCAGTATTGCGTGACGTTTTTTTAATCTTAGTAGTTTTCATTTACGCCTCCTTCACGTGTTTGGCATATTCCTCTAAGGGCACACCGAGTTTCTTTGAAATTGCTACCTGTGAAGGTGTGAGTCTCACAGTGCGGCGTCCAGTGGACGATGTTCGTATGGCCGAAGCAACTTTTTGCTTGGGCTTTTTATCCCCTCCATCCGAAAACTTATGGGGAAAATCTTTGCGTATACGTGTATTTATTTCAGTATAGTACTCATCACTCTCTACGTCAAATCCTTCTTGCACCAAATCCCTATGAATTTCCATAGCTGTAAAGGTCATGGCTCTATCATTATTGAACCAGTCATTTTTATCAGCCCATGATCGAGCTTTTTCACTTATCTGGCGTTTAGGTGGAGTGGGAGGAGTATCCTCTAATTTATGTTCTGTTTTTCCTGCATCCTCTTCAGATTGCATTTTTGCGTATTGTAAACGCTCCTTATCAATAGTTAGTTTAGCGATTGCTTGTTGCGCCTCTACCTGCTTTTCCGTGTCACCTTCCTGAATAGCGGCCTGAAGTGCTCTTTTTGCAAACTCTTCTTGCGATTCTATTGTTTTTTGGTTTTGTTCAAGCCACAAAT